GTACGGCCCTGTCGATAATTCGACTGAGGCATAACACGAAAGGCCCGAACCTATATGAGGAAGATTCCGACCATGTTTGAACGCGATTGGGAAGGCGATCGCAGCCGCGTTCTCGACAAGGTTAATCCGGGCTGCGAATGGGTTCTGGCCGGCGAAGGGCGCGCGACACGCAAGCTCGACGGCACATGCTGCATGATCCGTGCCAACAAGCTTTACAAGCGCCGAGAACTTCGTAAGGGCAGCGCGATGCCGCCGCTGTTCGAGCATATCGGCTTTGACGAGGAAACAGAAAAAACAGTCGGGTGGGTACCGTGCGATATCGGGCCGGACGATCGTTGGCACATGGCGGCGTTCGCCGAGCTGTCAATATGGCCGGACGGCACCTATGAGTTGATTGGGCCAAAAGTGCAAGGCAATCCCGAACATTGGACCACACATCAGCTGATAATGCATGGCTCGATTGAGGAGGACGATGTTCCCCGCACCTTCGACGGACTGAGGACTTGGCTTGCAACTCAGGACATTGAGGGCGTCGTGTTCCATCATCGTGATGGCCGTATGGCCAAGATCAAACTGCGCGATTTTGGCCTCAAGCGCGTGACGCGCGCGGCCTAAAACGAAAGGCTTGAACCAATGGAACAACTGCTCAAAGCACTTCGTGAGGCTGGATGGGCGGTCGGTGTCCACAATGACTATTGGCTGAACGGAACACGTCGAACGTTTTGGTTGTTCACCCACCGCAACGGATTGTGGATCAAAGGCGAAGGCGACACGGACATGGATGCTCTCGCTGAATGTGACAAACAGGCGCGACAAATCTTTGCGCCCTCACCCTAACACGAAAGGCCCGAAACGAATGCTCTCGATCGTCCTTGTGCTTGTCATCAATGGGGACGTCAGAATTCCAGTTGATTATTTTTCAAACATGCAGGAATGCTTGGATGCTCTTCCGTATTATCAAGAGTTGAACGATTTATTCGCTGAACGTATGTCTGAACTTGGATCGAAGTGGACCGATTTGGTACGAAAATCAAAGACGTACTACGCTTGCGAAATTCCCACTGCACCGCGTAGCTGATGAAGGCGCTATCGATCCGGCAACCCTGGGCTTGGCTTATTCTGAACGCCGGCAAGGACATCGAAAACCGCGATTGGTGTACATGGTTTCGCGGTTGTGTTCTCATCCATGCATCCAAAGGGATGACGCGCGCCGAGTACGAAGAAGCTCTCCATACCGCGCACATGGTTAGCCGATCGAGACCGTTCATCTCTGGCCTTAAGCTTCCGGAATTCTCTGATCTGCATCGGGGCGGCATAGTCGGATGGGCTGAGATTACCGACTGTGTGGTCAAGAGCGACTCCCCGTGGTTCTTCGGACGATATGGGTTCGTGCTTCGGAATCCTCGGCAGCTGACGTTTATGCCATACAAAGGTGCACTTGGATTGTTCGACGTTCCCCAGGTTAATCTCGCTGCTTGATCGGAGAAGTCGACCGCAGGACAATTGGAGAACAGATTGGATGAGTGTTGGGACGCATCATGTACGGCCCAACAGGGCAGGGTGGCCAAAACTTCAGGAGTTGATGGCCAGGCCGTCGTTTCGACGAATGTGGGCGCGGCCCTTCAAGGTCGATGTCGAGCATCAGGTACCAGACACCGCTGGCTACAATGTCCTCGGTTCGATTTACTACCTTGACAAGGACTTCTACGCTGCGGTTATGTCCGGTCAGATCCAGATTGCGAAGATGGCACCGAAGCAGATCTTCCAGGCGATCTTAATACACGAACGCACTGAGAAATGCCTCCTCGATGCTTCGGATAACGATGTAAATGACTATCTGGGCGACGATCGCGAGTCCGGCGCGCACGAGTACGCGACGCTTGCCGAGCACGAATTCGTCCGCAAGTTTACGACGCCGCGCCTCTACGAGGCTGGGCTACATCAGGTCATAAATTTCAACGAGCACAAGCAATTGACGAATGTTCCGCTCGATTTGGATTGCGAACCGCACATCGATGAGAGTGATGCGGCAGACAAGCGTGCTCTTGAGGATATGCGCCGCCTCGGTGTGGCGGATGCCGGCAAGGTCTCGAAGCGATCGGTCAACTACAGCAAGTCGACCGGCGAAGATCGGTGCGTGCGATGTTCGCATTGGATGGGGCAGAAGACATCGGAGTTGGCGCCGTGTCAAATCGTATCCGGAGCGGTGCGCGACGGATGGTGGTGCAAAAAATATGAGAAGGGCCAAACATGACGAGCAACTTTCATCCCGTGCGTCGGCCTGGAGCCTTGACCAAGAAAGCAAATGCATCTGGCGAAGGTGTTCAGGAGTTTGCCAGGAGCCACTATCACGACAGCGGGCTCACCGGCGAGCAAGCGCGGTTTGCTGTGATCGCGAAGAAATGGCATCACGGTAAGCACCACGGCCCGCATCGCAATCCACGTGCGAAGGGCTATTGATGCGCCAGGATGCGATTGAAGCCATTCGCCGTGCCGCGACGGAGCATGGCATCAATCCGGCTTGGGCATTAGCAGTTGCACAAAGAGAGAGCGATTTCGACCCTAATGCTCGAGCATCTAAGACCATATATGGAGTCTTCCAGATGACGAATGGGCTCCGCAACAAGTGGGGCTCAGGAGACAGCGCCGACCCTTACACGCAAGCGCAGAGCTTCATGCGCTACATTCGCGGTGAGGTCCGTCCGGAAATGCGCAGTGTGTTGGGACGCGACCCAACTAATGCAGAGCTGTACGCTGGCCATCATTTTGGTCCCGTGCGGGCAGCACGAATGATCGGTGGTGGTTACGACCAGAACACACCGGTTGATGAGATTTTTACGCCATACGAACGCTCGCTCAATCCACATTTTGATCGCGCCGGTACGAGTGGAAATCTTCTAGCGTCGATCAATAACGATATGGCAAAGCGAACGATGCGCTTTGGGGGCGATGGTAGCCTTGGAGGAGGGACAGACTTCGCAGAGTCTTCACCAAAGGGATTGGATTTCTCGCAATTCGGTACACCGGTAGATGCTGGTGGAGCAGTTGACTTTTCGCAGTTTGGTACGCCCGTGGAGACGACATCGGCCGAATCTCCTCAGCCATCGCAGCAGGCCGCATAAGGAATTCTTCAATGAACCCGATCACAAGTCCGACAGCAATGACAGTTGTGAACGGTGCCGTGACGGCCTACGGCCTTCTGGAATCAACTGGCATGATCAATTTGCTTGGTCAGAAAGGTGGCATCTGGGCGATCATCCTGTTGGGTGCGCTCAACGGGATCGCGCACGCGGTATCGCCATCAACACCAGGGCCGTTAGGAAAGTAAAGGCGACCCTGTTGCCTAACGATCACAGTCTGCTGGGCGGCCCACGAGTGGGAAATGAGCAACACTTTTATGAAAGAATTTCTGGAATGGTTCGGTGTCAATTCTGCCGTTACGGCTGTTGCCGGCTTTTGCGGAGGCGTCGTTCATATTTTTTGGTTTAAAAAAACTGAATACTTTGATGCTGTTGGGGCGATCGTATGCGGGGTTCTTACATCGATTTGGGTTTCGCCATATATGGCATCTCATACCGGTCTACCGGAGGGCCTGATCGGATTTTCTATCGGTCTTGGTGGAGTGCAGGGTCTCGCTCCAATTTTCGCCATGTTCCGAGAGAAAGTCTTCGGCAAGGCGGTGGAGAAGCCTAATGTTCCATGACAGCTATTTCAGTGAAATGTCGGATATCATCGCCAATTGGATCGATATCGTCACTGCGGTTGCATGCTTTGTTAGCGCAATGGTGTGCATCATCCTAATGCAGGTGATTTTGAGAGAGAAATCGCCGCTTGTTCATTGGCAGCGGTTTGCGCTTGGAGTGCTGGCAGCTGCGCTCTTCGCAAATGCAAGCACATGGTGGCCGGACTATCTGTTGATCAATGGGCATCGGCCGACTGGAATTCTTGTCGACTTCGCGATCACGTTTTTGCTGTTCGTCATGATGATACGCGGGCGCATGGTGATGCAGTCGTTTGAAAGAGAAGATCGGCGAGAAAATGTACATGGTTAGAGGAGGCGAACATTCCCTGGGACCCGTCTGATGCCACTCGGCACACCAAGAAAGCTGCTGGACATCCACGAGCTCAAAGAGCTTTTAGCCATGCAGCCAACAGCGTTCTCGAAGCAACTGGAGATGAAGGACGAGCGGTCGCGGCAGGAAACGCTGCGGTCAACAAAAGCCTCGCTAAGAGCGCACGCGAAGGGCACGGCACGCGCGAGTCGTTCGGGCTCGCGAGGGGCGCCGGCGGACGCTGATGTCTGCTAATAAGGAATTTCGCACCAAGGTCTTGCCGGAACAGGCAAAGGCGATCTACGATGAAATTCCGTATGAAGACCGCAACATCCACGAGCTCCACCGCAGAATGACCCACATGTCGATGTCGGTGTCTACGGCAACGCTTTACGCATGGAAGCGTCAGGGATGGGTTTCGACATCGCGTCAAAAGGCCAATAAGGTAAAGAAAATCGACAGGGCCCAGCATGGGCTTGCGCGCGCCGATATCGATGCAAACTTCTTGAATGGCGTTCGTCTTGTACTCGAAGGCAAGACAAATGGCGATTTGCTCCAGGCCACGATTCGCGAGCTTTTCATCAACGTCAATCTGTTGCTCCACAAAACGCAGAATCGGGCGGATGATTTGCTCATGCGCGATCCGATGGGGCTGGCTGCAGTTATTCGCGCGATCTCGATCATCGTCGATGATGGGTACGATTTGCTTCGCCAATCCGTGGCGATCAGCAATCGTGCGGACATGATCCAGCAGTTGCGAAATGGAGCAATTGAGGAAACACCGCCGCCACCTCCACCTCCGGATCTAGGAGGATTGCCGGTGCCGGTGGTACCGCCAGAGACGTACAACGCGTTCCTGGACGACACGATGGCCAAACTTGCCGCGCGCAAACTGCCGCCAGGCCACCGAACCAGAGTCGATTTGGATCTCAAACCGGAGGGGGGCGGTAACGGCCGTCTCAATTAGGCGGAGCGTATGCCCCGTGAGTTGAAGGCCAATCGGTACCTTATTCAGGAACCGAAATATCAGAAGCTTGCGAACTTCATTATCCGCGATCTTCCGTATCTGTCGTTCAATGACACCATCGATTTTTACGTCTTCGTCAAAGAGAACTACAGGTCGAGCGCGATTGCGCTGCTTGGGTGTAACGATCGGTTTTTCTTTTTGACCGCACTGCTGCATCGCATGGATGCCTGTCATCCGTGGCTATTCGAGCGATGTCGTGAAGTAGAAGAAGAAGTAGATGGATGTATAGATCTTTGGGCAAGATTTCATTATAAAGACCTGTGTAAGTTGACGAAAGTATTAACCACAACCGGATGGAAGTGTCACGGTGATCTAAAGCCTGGAGATTTCGTATTCTCCCCTTCCGGCGCTCCTGTTCGAGTGATTGCCACAAAACACTTCACTGACAGTGCTTGCTATCGCGTTGGCTTCGATACAGGCGCAGAGATTATTTGTGGGGCTGGACACCTTTGGAAGGTGGACGTCTCTTCAAGCAAGCGTGTTCCTGGCACATGGAAAGGAACCGAGGCGGGAAGCAAACGAGTTGGTCGCGAGAGCCGAATCGTCGAAACGTCAGAGTTAGCTGCCATTCGATCAACATATCGTCCTGTAATCAAGGTGACGCAGGCATTGGAGTTTCCTACACAGGATCTTCCGGTTGATCCGTACGTTTTAGGTGCGTGGTTAGGGGATGGCAGCTCATCTAGTGGAATTATTTGTGGGCAAGATGATGCTGTTTTTTTAGAGGTTGCTCGCCGTGGTTACGTGTTGTCTCACAACCATTGTCCACGAAAAGCTCCATTTCGTATGAGCACAGTCTATGGCCTATCGAAACAGTTGCGTGCGTTGGGGTTAAATGGGAACAAGCACATACCGGAAATTTATCTGCGAAGCAGCATTGAGCAACGCCTTGAATTGCTTCGTGGGTTGATCGATACAGACGGTCACGTATCATCAATAAATGGATGTGTGACGTTTGCTCAAAAGAAAAAAGAAATTGCCGAGAGTGTACGTTTTCTTGCTAACAGTCTTGGTTTCAAGGCGCGTTTAACGCCGGTACGCACGACGGATTCGTGGCATGTGACGTTCCAGGTAAATGATGAGGATCCTGATCCTTGTCTGATACCACGAAAGCTCAAAGCTATTCGCAAATCGCGACTGCCAAAAATCCGCGGCTGGAAAATCAAGAGCGTCGATCCGACAGAGGTCGTGGAGACCAATTGCATCCAGGTCGATAGTGAAGATGGGATGTACTTGTGCGGTGAGGATCTGATCCCGACCCACAACTCCTCGATCATTACTTTTGCAGGTATTACTCAGGAAATTATTATTGATCCTGAACTTACTGTAGCGATATTTTCTCACACGAAAGATATAGCGCGTGCGTTCTTGGAGCAAATCAAGACTGAACTTCAGACCAATGAGGATCTGAAAACACTCTATGGTGACGTGCTCTATCAGACACCGGAGCGCGAAGCGCAGAAGTGGTCCAAGGATGACGGGATCATCATCAAGCGCACTTCGAACCCGAAGGAGGCAACGGTCGAGGCCTGGGGCTTGGTTGATGGCCAGCCGGTGTCGCGCCACTACGGTCTGATGGTTTTCGACGACGTGGTGACCGAGAAGTCGGTAACCAACCCGGAGATGATCAAAAAGACAACCATTTCCTGGGAGAATGCGGACAACCTTGCGAAGTCGGAGGGCTCCCGCAAGTGGGTTGCCGGCACCCGGTGGTCGTTCGGTGACAGCTACGGCATCATGCTCGATCGCAAAGCGCTGAAGCCGCGCATTCATCCGGCGACGCACAACGGCAAGGCAAACGGAACACCGGTGTTTCTGACCGCGCAGCGCTGGGAAGAAATCAAGAGGTGGCAGAAGTCGACCCTGTCGGCGCAAATGCTGCTCAATCCGGCCGCCGGAACTGAGGCAATGTTCCACGCGGAGTGGTTCGCCCCGTACGACATCATCCCGTCAATGATGAACGTCTACATCATGTGCGATCCGTCGAAGGGGCGTACGGTCACCTCGGACCGCAGCGCGATCGCCGTGATCGGGGTGGACGTCGGCGGGAACAAGTACTTGCTGGATGGCGTGCGCCATCGCATGCGGTTGCGGGAGCGCTACGACTACCTCAAGCGCTTTTATAACTACTGGTCGACCTATCCTGGGGTGCAGTGCTGCACTGTAGGCTATGAGCAATACGGCATGCAGGCGGACCTCGAGGTGATCGAGGAATACCAGGAGCGGGACAGGTCGTTCTTCAAGGTCGAAGAACTCAGCTATCCGCGACAGGGACCGCATTCGAAGACTGCGCGGGTGGAGCGGCTCGAACCGGACATGAGCCACGGCCGGTGGAAAATTCCGCTTATCGTGTACCACCCGGATGTTGCCTTGGCGTCGGTGGCCAAGAGCGGCGGCGCGCGCCACGAGTACGACGGGATTTGCGCCTGGACGGTATGGCAGCAGGAGCATGCCGACCAGGCGGAGGCCGATGGCAAGACGGTGCCCTACCACGTTGGGCAGATACTTTACCGACCGCTGCGCGGCCCGACCAAGATGCAGAGGTTCTGTGAGGCAAGCGGGCAGCTGCACCGGATCGTAAGGCCGCTGCGCCGCCGTGACGAGTCGAATGAAATCTACGACCTGACGCGGTGCTTCATGGAGGAAGCGAGGTTCTTCCCCTTTGCACCGCACGACGACTTGATCGATGTGATCTCACGCGTTTTCGACATGGACGTGCAGTTGCCTGTCAAGTACGAGACGTCGATGACTGACGGTCTTGGTGATGATGGGTTGCCGTACGCGCCGGACGACGCAGGAGTAATGGAGCTCTATGACGCATGAAAATCTTGGACAGGCAGCACGATCTGCTGAAGAACCGCACTCTTCCGACGCAGCATCACATCGAATGCGATTGCGGTACGGTCTTTGCGCACGATCACACCAATGGAAACCTGTGCATGTGTCCGGATTGCAAGTGCATGGAGACCATAAACGGCGCGGAAGTGGCGCGCGTTCCTGAGATTGTGCAGACATGAGCTTATACAAACCGCCGACCAAAGTTACCACGAAGCCTATCCCCTATGTCGCGTTGGTGGCAGCCATTGATCCGACGTGGAATCGGTTCAAGCACTACGAAATCCAATACGAGGAGTTCACGGGCCGCAACTTTTATGCAAATCCTTATACCACCGGACCATATTCCGGCACATCCGACAACCCAGTACTTATCGACGGGCCCTACAACGTCAACGAGTGAAAGAAGGAGCAATCATGTCATCACCGGATAAGGGCGCAGGCCCACAGATTTCTCAGGACGTTCTTTACAATGATGGCGGTACGATCACCGCCGCGACGATATATGGGATAAACTCCGATGGAACGGTGAAGCTTGCATTTTACCGGAATGCAACGCCACCGGCGATCAACAATGCGAGCGCCGGCTTCGATCCGAACCTTGCCAGTGGCAAGTGGGCCTACCCGCAGTTCCAGTAATCGCAGTCTGAGCTTCATCTGCTTGCGCCGCCTTCGGGCGGTTTTTTGTGGGGTGGTTATGTCAACAGGGCGATCCGCGTTTCATCAGCAGCCACCGTTTGATTATCCGTGGCGCCTGATTTCTAGCTTCAAGGCAGCCGCATCCGACAACCTGTCTCAGCCTGTACCGTGCGCGTTTCCTAGCGGCTTGATTCCGGACGTGCTGCGGGTGACCGTGGCAATTCCGAACTATGCCGGCGCCGATATCGTCTCTCTGCAGTTCAACGGAGACACGACGGCGGCCAACTATCAATCGCGGTGGATTACGTTCTCGAACATCGCGTCGCCTGTTGTTGCCGGGGTGGATTTCACGTCGACCGCATCGATCGCCCTTGGTCCGAGCGCTATTACCGGCGGAAGAATTATCGTTGCGACGATCATGAATCAACTGGCGGCGAACAAGATCATCACCATGCAAGAGATGGAGTTGATCGCGAACCAAGGGACGGCGCCGCAAATGGCGATCGGTGGCGGCCAGTGGTTCAACACCACTGCGCAGATCAACCGCATTGCGTTGACGGTGCAGGGCGCCAACAAATTCGGTACCGGGACCACCATGCTGATCGAAGGGTTCCAGCCCTAAGTCTTTACGTTAAATTCAACCATGCACCAAGTTTGGTTGCATTAACTTATGAGGTACAGTCGTGGGTGGCTACGCCAATGACGCAGGCACGGTGCAACAAGAGGCTGGTTTTGGTTTTATCGGCAGGTTTTGGACGGAGTCGTTCAACGACGGCATGACGGCGAAGGCCGGCGGTGGTCTCACTGGAGCCACGCCTATCGACTCGATGTTTTGTCGGTTTTCGACAGTCGCCTCGGCGGGTGATAGTGCGGTGCTGCCGCCGGCATTTGGTGGTGCGGGGAGCGGAGCGCTGATCCTCTGCGTCGTGAATGATTCCATCAATGCGATGACGGTGTTTGCGCAAGGCAACGACACCATCAACGGGCAGGCTGGTTCAACTGGTGTTTCCCAGATGGGACGGTCTGTCGTCTATTATCAGAATACTCAAAACGGAAAATGGGTCGCGCAGGGTCTTGGTGCCGGATACGCGATCAACGCCAATGCGGCGTTTGCGACGTACTCCATTCAGGCGGGTATCACCGCGCGGGCTGGTGGCGGCCAGGCAACGGCTGTCCTTGTTACTGCGATGCAGGCACAAGTCAGCGTGTGCGCTACTGGAGGTGACAGTATTCGACTTCCGCCGGCGCAGCCTGGCATGGAAATCACCATCGTAAATAACGGCGCGGCTTCGTGTAATTGCTTCGCCTCTTCTCAGGCTCAAGGTGGTGCGAGTGGCGGTGATTCAATGAACGGAACGCAGAATGCTTCTGCTGCGATCGCCGCTACAAGCGTCGTGATTTTCTACTGCTTCGCAAATGGATTGTGGGTCTCGAAGTAATATGCCTGAAGATCCGATTTATTTGCGTGCCGATGAAGTAACCGTCGGTCGGCACGACAGAATTTTCGTCACTCAATACGAGGCTCCTGGCATTGAGCGCGATAATGCCGGTAAGATCATCACGCTGCGGGATGATCCATTCAAAGAGTGGGATCTGTGGGCTGCAGGCGAAATCGAGAAGGTCATGATCGCGCATGTCCCGATCTATCCGGGGTGGACCGTACGCGTCGACGGAAAGCAGAAATTTGCCGCCGTCAGCCTACAAAGCCTGATGGGCACCGATGAGTGGTACTTCATCAATCTGACCACCCACGACATTACTCCGCGCATGATCCTGCATGCTTGCGGCGAAATTCTTGAGCGGTACGGACTGCCGAGGGATCGTCTTGACATTGCTGCTTTCGAAGCAATTCGCAAGACACATTCGCGGTTGGTTGATAAGCGCCGGAAGGTACCAAACTAATGGCATTGCGCACGACGCCGCCTGGCGAAGACGCTACGAAAGGTCAGCGCGCTCGCGGCGTTCCTTTTTTCTCCCCAGGCGTTCCGTCCGGAGAGGACAATGTGACGGGTGAAGGGCCGCACCGCGCTGCGTACAAGTCGGTTGCTCCAGCGTCGACTTCCAATCAGGCGATGATCAACCCAAATCCAACAGCTACCGGCGAGAGGGGAGTGGACTTCCTTCATATCGTTTCAGAGGCGGAAAACCAGGCGCTGCTTTACACCAACCAGGCCAATCGGCGGGCTTGGTCGGATTCGCTCAAGGCGATCCACAACGAGCACTACAGCGGATCGAAGTACACGCGGGCGCAATCGATCGAAGATCTTCGTTCCAAAGACGCGCTCCGCCATGCGCAAGGACCAGGCGGCGGTATCGGCCTCGCTGTTTGGATCGGTGGATGCTGTAAACTGTTCGGCCGGCAATGAATCCGATCCGGTGCAGCGCGCGGGCGCCGCCGTCGTGCAGGAGCTGGTGAACTATCGCACCGATCGCACCTCTGGGAAGGCGGCAATGCCGTGGTTCCTTATTGCGATGGGCGCGCGCCAGGACGCCATGACAACCGGCATCTGCTTGTCGAAGCAGTACTGGAAGCTTGAGCTCAAGAAGCGCACGATCGCCGATGCAAAGGGGAAGGTGAAGGAGCAGTGGTATCCGGAAGTCGATCGGCCGGACATTCACTTATTCCCACCGGAAAGTTACGTCATCGATCCGGCCGCGGACTGGCTTAATCCGGCGCAGAGCGCTGCGTTTCTGATCCTCAAATACCCAATGAGGATCGACGAAATCCACGAGAAGCAGAAGCACCCTATCCGCTCGATGCGCTGGAAAAAGATACCTGACGATGTGTTGCGCACGGCGTACGAGATGGCGCGCTACGACCAGGCGGCAATCCGGCGGGCCCGTGAAAGTGGCCTCGATCGCTTCGACGAGACCCAGACTGGATATCAGTTCCAGGTCATCTGGGTTTTCGAGAACTTCGTGCGTATGAACGGTGAGGATTGGCACTTCTGGTCGGTCGGCGACAAGGCGTATTTGACCGATCCGAGGCCTGTTGGGGACGTCTATCCGGAGCAGTTCGGCGAACGGCCGGTCGTGAAGGGCTACGGCGCGATTGATGCGCACCGCATTTTCCCGATGGCGCCGGTGGAGAGCTGGAGGCAAATCCAGACCGAATTGAACGATTTGCGCAATCTGGCGCTCGACATGACCAAGCAGAATGTTATGCCGATCACCAAGATCGTGCGCGGCCGTGGTGTTGACGTCGACCAGGTGAAAAGGCGGTCGTTCGGCTCCTCGATCATGGTCACCAATAAGGATGACGTGACCTGGGAGAACACGCCGCAACTGAACCAGGCCTACACGGTGATGAACCGTGATCTGGAGCTGGAATTCGACGACCTGGCGGGACAATTCAACGGCGGGACCACCGAGAACAACAACGCGCTCTCGCGCACGCTCGGCGGCCTCAAGCTGGTGGCGGGCTCGGCGAATTCAATCCAGGAGTACGATATCCGGGTTTGGATCAGCACCTGGGCCGATCCGGTGCTGTCGCAGTTGGTGCGGCTTGAGCAATATTACGAGTCCGATCCGATCGTGCTCGGATTGTGCGGCGAGCGCGCGCAGTTGTTCCAGAAGTACGGCGTCAAGCAGATCGACAACGAGTTGCTCGAGCAAGAGGTGACCATCCGGGTATCGATCGGGCTCGGCGCCGGCGACCCCCAGGCGCGCCTAGCCAAGTTTCAGGCGGCCACCTCGATTGCCGCGCCGTTGCTGGCTCAGTCTCCGGAGTTCCAGAACGGCACGTGGCAGATCGATGCGGAAGCCGTCATGCAGGAAGTCTACGGTGCCGCCGGATATCGGGATGGCGGAATGCGCTTCATCAAGAAGGGAGCGCCGAAGCAAAACCCGATGGCCGACCTGGCTGCCCAAAAGATGCAGTCTGAAATCGAGAAGAACAAGGCGGGCGCCAAGAGCTCGATGATGACCGGGCTTGCCGCGCTGGCAAAGGTCGAGCTTGGCGATCGAGAGCTGGAGGCGATGAACGCGAACCAGCTCTTGGATCACTTCATGCGCGCTCACGAAATGGGCCACAAGCACGCTCATGATCTACATGATCGCCTTCTGGCTGCAAGGGATCACGGCCATCGCCATGGCTTTGATTTGCGTCAGCACACACTTGCAGAACAACAGCACCAGCTTACAGCGCAAGGCCAGCAGCACGATCAAATGATGGCGCAGGCCGGAATGGACCAACAAGCGGACGCGCAAGGCCATGACCAGAGCATGGATAGAGCCAATTTGAGAGAGCAAAACGCGCAAGGTAAGTTCAATCGCGAGCACGCGGTTCGTGAACAGCAGATCAACCAGGAAAATGCGCGCTTGAAGGCAACGCAACCGCGTGCAGGCGCCAATGGCGGCGGCGGAGCGGCAAAGCGGCCGGCAGCCTCGTCTGCGCCTCCCGCCCGTCCACCGGCCGCGCCCGCGCCACCGCAACCACAAGACAATTCGGAAGTCATGCAGAGAATGGACGGCATCGAGGAGCGCCTCGATCAATTGACGCAGATGCTATCCGCAGTTCTCCAGCAGAAGCAGTCAACCTTTCCGTCTCAGCCGTACCAATAAGTAAGCCATGGACGCGGTTTATGAGATTGCGCGTCTCGACGCCATGCATGTGGCTGTCCAAGAGAGTGCCGACATCGAGGCACAATTCGGACAGATCAGCGGTTCCCGTCCTGTCATTTCGATCATGCTGCGTATGCGTGATCAGGCGGCACGGGCGCTGGTCGAGCTAGCTCATGTCGACCCGGAAGATCCAAAGGCCATCCGCACGTTGCAAAACAAGGTGCGGATGTTCTCGGAATTTCTGGAGTTCATGCAGAAAATCTATTTGGAAGGCATCGAAGCCGATCAGGAGCTTACGCAGCAAAACGTCGATGAAATGGCCGACCTTGCTGGAGTGAGCGTCGATGACGGCGGAATTGCCGAATATCTGAAGGAGAAACCTAGCGATGACAACTGATACCGTCATGATTGCAAATGCCGGAAACGCAGATGTTGCCCACGCGTCCCAAATAGCGGAAGCAGCAAACAACCAAGCTGGCGTTATCGATCCTGGCGCAAGCCGCGCGGCCGAAGGTCTCGGCGAGGATATTTCCGTTTCGGATGCCGGCGATCGCGGCTCGACGCAGCAGACAGACACGGGAGATGGCGGGACTGCCTCGAACAAGCGAACGCTGAGCCCGTCTCCGTACGATTTGCGCCGTAGCGAGATTGCCAACAACTTCCGGGCCCGCCGCGCAGAGCGTGTGGCCGATCCTGGCTCTCCCGATAGCGAGGCAGCAGAGGACGTTCGGCAAATCCAGGAATTCGTGGCCAATGGTGGCGTGCCGCCGGAGCTGAGTGAAGCTGTCATCGCCGATGATGAAGGCGATACGGGTGAGGTCGAAGCCGCCGACACCGGTCGCGGAACGCAGCAGCCGCAGAAAGTGGCCCCGGCGCAAACCGAAGATGGCGAGCCGACCTACACGCTGAAGGTTCGCGGCAAGGCCGATCGCGTCGTCACCCAGGCAGAGCTTATCAAGATCGCCCAGCAGAACCTTGCCGGCGATGAGTATTTAGCCGAAGCGCGCACGACCCTCGATGAGGTCAAGCGCCTTCGCAAAGATATGGACGACGTCCGCTCGTCCACCCCCGGGAAACACCCTCCCGGCGACACTGCGGACACAAGAGAGACGCAACTATCAGGAACCGAAAACGTCGAACACCCCGACGTAGACCCGTTCAGAGAGACAGGTGAAGCGTTTCTTTATGGCGACCCCCAAGCGGCAGGCGATAAGCTCCGTGAGCTCATCACCAAGACCGTTCCGGCGATCGTCAAGCAAGAAGGAGAGCAGAACCGGCGACAGGGCGAAATCGCTCGGTCCCGTCAGGCTGCCGCTGCCTTCGAGAAGGCCCATCCAGAACTTGCTGGCGATGATTTCACCCAAGACGTGATTGAAGTCGGCGTATACCGGCATCAACGCAAGGATCTCATCGATTTGGGACTAAACCCCGCCAAGCTGCCGCAAGACAAAGCGGCAATTGCCAGAATGCATATGACGTTTCGCGCGGACCCGACCTACGCAGGTCAAGTACGCCCGTTCGATCAGTTGCTGGAGGCCTCTCGGCAAGACTATGTTGCCAGGGTGGGTGGGGATTCGCAGAGAAGTGCTGTCACCAATGGCGCCGAAACCTCTGCGAGCTCGAGCGAAGCTCCATCGGTCGAAATCGTTGTCAACCGCACAGAGCGTCGTCTCGCAATACCAACGCAACCATCGCGTACCGCAGTGGTGAAGCGCGTAGAGCAAAATACCGCCCCACCACAAAAGTCGCGATCCGAGATCATCCAGGGAATGCGTAAAGCCCGAGGGCAAACCACAGCTGGCTGATCGTCTCTCAATCGAAAAGGAAAGTACACCATGGCTGGCCAAATTTGGTCATTGCCGCAAGAGGGTGGATTCATGTATAGCGACGAGCTTTCTGACATTCTTCGTCAGCAAGTTCAGCCGCTAACAAAATTCCGCCAGCTTTGCGACGCCGCTGACGGAAGCGAAAAAGGTCTAAACAGGGGTGACAAGTAAAAAGCTTGCTTGTCGTTAATACTCTGCGGTATGCTGGAAAGTCCTAAAGCCTCTCGGTGCTGACAATGCGAAAATCCGAAGGATCAAAATGGACCATCAGCAGGGAACCCTCACAGTCACCGACATCGAACTCGGTTGGCTTGCTGGAGTGATTGACGGAGAAGGCACGATTGCTTTTTCTTCCTATCCACTCCGCAGTCGTGGCAAGATCATTCAAGAATTGAGGATCAAGCCACAGATCATCGTCACCAACACCGACAAAGAATTGGTCGAAAAAGTTGCGGATATCTTTGGACGCTCACATGTGGGTGTTCATTTTCAGACCCGCACTCAGCATGGACGGTCGTTCGAAGGCAACAAGCCAACGAAATATCGACCGTTGCATGTTGTCAATATTTCCGGGTTCAAACGCGCGAAAGTTGCGCTTGAGCTTGTCGGTCATCATTTGGTGTCGAAGAAGATCAAAGCCGAAATGGTGCTTCGGTATATTGTTCAGCGAGAACTGAAACGATCCGGCGTCCGGGAATGTCCGCTTGATGCGGATGATCTTAGACTGATCCTGGCGATCATGCGCTATTCATCGTTGAATAGTGTCAAGGGTGCCAAGAGCAAACATTTTGCCTGGATCGAGGGACTCCTCAACGAGCATGAGCAGAGAGGTCGAAAAGCGGCCTAAGATGTGCTCTGGTCTACCGTCGAAAGCGGTAGAGTTCGGCAGAAATGACCGAGCCGCTCGCACTTGCGGGTAGTAACAAATCGACAACTGGGACGTTTATTCAAATGTCGGAACACAAGGCCGGCGTTTGGACGAACAAACCCCAATGCCGGAAACTGGTTTTACGATACTTCAACATCAGTTGACAGTATTCGAAGCCGGAAATTCGGTTTGCTAAGATAGCGGAGCCGAATCAAAACTGGGTGAATTGTCTGGAATAGCCTTAGAGCCTTGGTCGCTACAGCGTGATCCGTAAGGATGAATGCGAATGCTAGAAAAGATCAAGGATTGGCCGATCAGCAGCCAAGCCTCTCATGTAAGCCGAAAGGCCAAGGGGAGAGGACGGTTCAACGACTAACTCCCGAGCGAAAGCAGTAACGGAGACATGAGCGCCCAGCGCGTTACGACCAACATTTTAGAAAGGTAAGATGTTTGCGACGAAGGAAAATGGTGGCATCCTCATAAATCCACTTGAGAACCGCCATATCCCGTCTGCTACCGACCAACCGTTGATAACCTCTAAGTCGGCTTTCGCTTAGCAATTGTCCTGTGTGGCGGAAGATGCAGTTTCGCATTTTCTTGAGAATGGAATCGGTTCCAAGGATTACGAATTGCCTTGGTCCAATGTATCCGTCTCCATCAATGATGCCACGAATGAAGTGTCGATCTAGTGATTGATCGATATCAGGATAGGAAAGTGAATGACTTTTTCTGGGTACAACTCCAAACCTAGCAAGGTCAGACACCAGTTTGCGACTACAGAAAGTTATGACCTTCTGAGGTGTAGATCCTGGAAAGCCGCCTACGCTCCGTTTATCACGTAACGGTGCGGACGATCCCATGGCGCGCCTTAGATCAGCAAGTATATGTTGGTCTCTGGCTTGCAATGAAATTGCGATCCACTTGCCGGATTTGCATACGTACCCGTCCGCCGACAGAAGTCCGAGAGCGTAGGCCTTTTGCTCTGTGTCTATCTGAGAAAAGAAGTCGACATCTAAGGCGTGAGCTGTGGGTCGTCTGCGTCCAGAGTGGCGCTGCAGTATCCCAAATCTTTCGCGCCAGTTACCTACACTTCTTCCAGATATTCCTAGCATGTCACCGATTTCAGCATCCGTGTGAACGACACTCAATTCTCTAAGAGTTTGTTCGTCGAGATTGTTGGAGTGGCGATGATCAGGATTTGTGGCGATACCGTATTCCATCCTCCATCCGCAAACTGAACGCGTGGAGACACCGTACAGCTCTGCTATTTTGGAATCTGTTCGCCTTTTATAGAGTTGAAGAAGCTTCGCTTTGGTCGGCCTCATCTACATCTCCTATGTGATCGTGATCTGATGATCTCATAGCACATTACGTAACGCGAAGATATAGTTCTGATCTGTATGGAAACATGCAGAAAATTGCGGATAAAGAGCCGCAATGAAGAACAGAGAGTCCCTACACCGGCAAACTCTTGGCTCTCGCCAAGCACCAAGTAGTTGCGATCATCGATAAAACTCTTAAAGATGATGCACGCAAATACTTCGACATCGAATCGTTCCTCCAGTTCAAGAACACGCCGCTGCGTGCAGAGCCAGCGTCGTCGGGAACGTCTACCACCGCGATCAATCTTGATACGACCGGTACCGCTACCGTCACAAACAATGTGGCGCTCGGAACCGGCCACGTAAAAGCGATCGTCGATACCATGAAAGAGCGGAACATCCCTCCATTTATGGCTGACGACTATCTCGGTGTTTCTCATCCTACTACGTGGCGCAATCTCAAGAATTCGTTGGAGACCATTCACCAGTACACCGAGACTGGATTGGCGCACATCTTCAACGGAGAAATCGGCCGCTATGAGAGCTGCCGGTTTATTGAACAGACCTTCATTCCGAAGGGCGGTGCGGCGAACGCAACCACGTACGATCCGTGGTCGCAGACTGCACAGCCGTGGACGAATGGACAGTCTTCATGGGCGGTGTTCACAGGTGGGGACACTGTCACGGAGGCGGTCTGTATTCCGGAGGAAATCCGCGCCAAAATTCCGGGCGACTTCGGTCGGTCCCGTGGTCTCGCATGGTACTATCTCGGAGGTTTCGGCATCGTCCACAACGATCCTCTGAACGCCCGTATCGTGTTCTGGGATAGCGCAGGCTAAGCCCGGCGCGAGACGCAAAGCGAGAGAGGAGAAACAAGCATGTCTTATGACATTTCGGAACTCGTAACCTACTCGTATCTTGATGCGACATTTGGTGCGACTCAGGTCAACCATCTAGTCGTCGGTCCTCGTGGTAAGGTCGGCTTCGTGCGTGATATCGAGGTCGATGTTGCTACTGCTCTGGTTGGCACGAGCACCGTGCCGGAGGTTGCCGTTGGCACTTCACAGGGTGACGCTACCTACGGCCGCTATCGGCTGGGTACCGCAGTCGGTACCGGGTACGGTGTCGGCGTCTTCAAGGCATCCAACGAACTCATTGTCGGCAATCCGCCGCGTGTGAGCACGGTGTTTGCCAGCAAGGTCATCCTTGATGGTGGCCCTTTGGTTACGTCGGGCATTTCCGGGGGGTCCTTTGGCACTCAGGTGCCGCAGGGCCGCATTCCGGCATCTGGCCAGGTCGTGACCAACGTCATCAATGGCACGTCCAACGTGGCTCGCGTGTTTTTGCGCGATCCAATCCCGCCTCAAGTCGTTGTTGGTCAGCTTGTGAACGTCCATGACGTTCAGGGCGCCACCTTCAACATTGCGACATCGAACGTCACGATCTCGGCATTGTCGAGTTCGGCGAACAATCCGGCGAATCCAAACTGGATTGAGTTGACCGGTACTACTTTTGGCGGGGCCTATACCGCTGGTGGTCTTGTCGACTATAACGTCTCGATCAGCAACAAGGCAGGCACTGGCGGCACGCCTGCTGGTGGCGGAACCGTTCGAGTGAAAATCGAATGGATCGGTCAGTGGGCGCCGTAATCGACTGATTAAACGGAGGAACCATGCGCACTCTTGGTCTGTTCATCGGAGGCAATGCTGGCCGGAACGTGAATTTCCTGCTGGAGAATCCTCACCCTGTGCCGCGCTATCCTGATTGCCAGCATTCAGGCAATGCTGGTTTGGATGGATACACGCGGATCGAGCGGACGCATCCGGAGGCGCAGGGCCACCACGGGCACGTGCCCGGCATAATCGGGGTCGTTCCGCGCGGCCCCGACCAATCGTTCGAGCAGTAAGGAGGGCCTTAAATGGCTAAGGAACACATGAAGAAGCACGCCAGTCATGCGACGCATGGCGGGCACGACCATGTTCATCCGTCGCGCACGCGTGATCACGGTCCTGTTAATCCACATAATGCAATGGGTGGCGTCCATGTCACGGTCGGCGGCGCCCGTCGTGCTGGTGGTGGTGCCCATGGCGGTGGTGGCAAATACGGTAAGGATCATCCCGAGAACTTTATCGAGGGAGCTTTGACCGGTGGGCAGGGCCCGTCCGAGGGCATCCACGAGAAGGACATTGGACACGGACAAACGCTGGTCACTGCGGTGGGCATGGACAATGTTCGGTTGGCGGCTGACATCGAGACGTCAATTCTCGATCAGAACTTCCACGGTGGTCCGGAGTATTTGGGCCATTCGTTGAAGGGCGTCAGCGCCGTCAACGAGGACATCGGGGCGGCCGGTCCGGTCCACCACGACTACATCCAAGACCACTAAGCTGGTCTGAGACAAGCATTGGGACGGCGGCAGCGCCGTCCTTTTTTTGTGCAAACGG